TCGTGGTGGCAACGCGAAAGGTTTTTGAGGTGTTGGTTGCAATAAATTCCTCGTTGGTTGAAGCCAGACCAGCCCCACCGACATTCACGGCATCACCAACGGCAAAGATTTCAATCTCGCGGGTGAGGTCGGTAAGGGTTCCAATTTTGGTCGCGCTGGAAATGGTGGCAACGATGGTCTGAGAACCGATATACCCGGTAACAAGAGCCGTATCCATGACCGGCAGAGGGTATGCAGGCGAAACAACCAGAGAGCCGGTCGGCCATGCGGTGTGGAGCGGGATGGCGTAAGCGGCAAAGGCCACGATGAAAGCGAAGATGAGAGCATTCAGGGCATATTTGATGTAGTCGCGCATTTTGAAACCCTCCAATTTTTTAATGGTCAATTTAATAATCAGGCATTGCGAAAATAAAAACAATACCTATTGCTCAGTTAGAGCGGGTTGTGATACATTGTTAGTATCTGATACGGGAGGGGATGTGATGGCCGAGAAACCGCTAACGGTGAACGAGGTTGCCGATAGGCTTTGCTTGTCTGAGGTTCACATCAGAAGGCTTTTGCGGGATGGCAAGATCAAGGGCTTCAAGCGCGGTCTTGCGTCATGGGGTGTTCGCCCGTCTGACCTGAAAGCCTTCGAGGACCGGGAGACAAAGAAGAAATGAGCGACAAAATAGCTATAAAAATCATCGAGCTTTACGAAAAAATAGAGACACTTGAAATCGGGACAAAAAATTTAAATGATGAAATCATCAAGATTTCAGCAGAACTAGATTTTAAAGAACGCCTTTTGGGAACGCTCAAAGGATTTCTCATTAAAAATGATATTCCCCTTGGCGATAATCTTGCCGAAACAATTATCAAAGAAATGAACAGGCTAATCAACAATCAACCAAAAATATCCATCCCAGATTTACCTGGATCAGAGGTTGATAAGCTCATCAATGCGAGCAATGCTGCAAAGGATAAGCTTGTTGAGGCATTCTTGGTTGAGAATAAATGTCTTCCTTCAGATGTTGAAATTTGCACACAGATTGATTTTGATGGCGTTAGTAAGGTTTGGTTAAGGAAGAGAGCCAAATGAAAAAATCAAAGCTGAAGAAAAAAATAAAGGCTCTGAAGGCGAAACTTCGGGAAGCCATCATGACCATAAACTCATTTTCTGGTGGTAGTTATTTTGCGATAGCCTCAGACAACATCCCGGCAGGCTCATTTGTTAGCTATACGGGTCATGCTGTTGGGCCTTTTAGGCAACAACCATGAGCCTTGCCAGACGATACCAAAAGCTCTATAGGAAGATCCCCGGCATGGCTTGTATCCCTGGTTGTAGTGCTTGTTGCAAGGGCGTGACGGCAAGCAGATATGAGCTAGGCTTGCTTCCACTGACAAACAAGATCCCTCATGGACCAGACATGATTCACCCATGCCCGTATGCTTCAAATGAAGGTTGCCGCTGTCACGAACAACGGCCATTTGTTTGCCGGATGTTCGGCGTCGTGGAATCCATGCCATGTCCCAAAGGAATGAGCGGAGAATTTTTGACCCCGAAAAAAGAGGCAGAGCTTCGGGAAGAGTTCAGAAAGCTGGTTTGTCTCGATGGGAAGGAAGAGGTTTTTTTACTTTAGCCCCAACCATCTTGAGATAATCCCCTTGATGGCCTCGAAGTCTTCCGGGTCTCGGAACCCGATGAATGGGCGCGGTGGGATGTTGACTTGCTTTGCAAAAATGAATTCATTCAGCCCCAGACCCTTGGCTGTTCTCTTGCCGATCCCGCCCTTTCGAACGTCATCATAGAGCGGATTCTTCCAGCGGAGAAACTTACCATTTGTCGGCTTCACGATCCCGCCCAACTGCATGAGGCGAGCGTATTTTACGTTGGTCCCGGTGAAACATTCGGTCGGGGATACGATGGCCGTTGTGATTGAATCCCGAAGTCTTCCGGTATCAACCAACGTCTGACCACCTTGCAGGCGCGCTCGAACCGACTGTCGCCACTTCTGACCATCGGGTGATGACTGCCTGATGAAATTTGAGCGGATGGACTTTTCCATTTGCTTTCCGATGTTTTGCAATACCCTTTCAGTGTGGGCCATTTTGTCAATAATCTTGTCCAGTTTTGCCCGGAACGATTCCCGGTTGATCTTGAATTTAATATGCATAGAATTCCGCCTCTCGTTCTTTCAGGTCTTTTTCAAGGCGAGCATCGGAAGCGGTGCCTGAATTAAAATCCCAACCAGGATCTATCCCTTCAGGAACTTTTTCAACCTTCCCGGTTCTGGGGTTTTCCCAATCATAATAGTTGATTTCAGGAGCGCCCTTCACGCCTCCGAGTTTTCGTGAATCTTCTTTCGTGAGTTGGATCACGGAACAGCGGCAATTATGGACAACTCCACTTTCAACATGATAAGTATTATCTTCTGGAATAGATAGGTTGTAAACTGTGCCGTTGTATGGTATCTTTGAAATGGAAATAATCTTACGGAGGGAAACATTATGGCAAGACCTGGCCCAAGCGCTGAAATCATACAAAGAATTGAATCTATTGAGGGGCGAACCATCAAAGACGCCCTTGTTTTCGCCTACGTTGAAAACCTTTTGTCGTTCCGGACCATTTGTGCTAAATGGAAAATCAATAACAGAACTCTCATGCGTCTGATGAAATTCTTCAACATTCCCGTCAGACACGGTAGCGAGGCTGTTAAAACGCAATGGATTGACAATGAGGCCAGGAAAAAAAAGACTGGCGACCTTATGAAAAACACCATGCTCAGAATGTCCTACGAAGGGAAGCACTCCCGCCTTGGAAAAACCAAAGAGAATTGCGAATGGGTTAGAAAAATTTCTGAAAAGCTTCGTCAATCCACATCCGCAAGACGACCAGAGGTTAGAAAGAAAATGAGTCAGGCCAGACTTTTGATGCACTCCGAAGATCCAATGACACATGTCATTTTTAAGGCGAAGAAGACGGCCCAGGAATCCAAGATGATCGACATTTTGACCGATCTTGGAATTCGATCGGTTCATAATTTTTACATCGCCCCATTCTGGATTGATATCTTTCTTCCCGACATTGGAATCGGTATTGAGTGTGACAGATTCAGATGCGGCCTGTCTTGGGCTCGCCATCGCGATATCACTTCTCATGGAATCAGGCTTTTTTATGTCTCCAATCGGCAAATAAAGATTGGGATGGTTGACGACTTCAAGCAATTCATCGCCGATTACAATTTGCGACGCTCTCATCCATCCTCTTGTAGTCAGGATACGGTGATTTGGGGTCGAAAAAGTTTCAACACCTTCAATGGAATACCTGATCAATTCTCCATGAAACTCCGACAAGTGGACAAAATCTATCGGCTTGAAATTACCAGAACCGCCAAGGACTAAATCACCGACGGCCATAGAATCAATTCTTTTGAGGCCAGTTGGGGTTATGACTTTCACGTCTCCCCTGAAACAATTCCAGCCGTTCTTAGGGCTATGCGTCTTCCAAAATTCATGATCCACCGGCAAGGTGATCCCATCCCAAGCGGCGTGCTCGTCCCTCGTCCTCATGTCCTGAGTCGCCACGTATCGCATCATGGGAAACTCATCTTTCGTTTCCTGCGCCTCTTCCCATCGGCCTTTTTCATAAGCAACGCCCATATTTTGACGGAAGATCAATTCAACCCGGCGCGGCGTCCCGAGCTCTGCTTCGACCACTTCCCCGGTATCAGGATCGACCGTTTCTTTCCAGCCGATCCAGCCCTTGGCTTCCATGAGCGGATAGATTTTATCTGTGAAGTCCTGCATGGTTTCACCGTTTTCGATGGCCACTTCAAGAGCGTCCTTCACGTCCTGAAGGAGTTCCACATCCATCATCTTGGCAACCGTGAAAGCTGTATCGTGATCCTCTTTCCAGAGGTCGGTCCACTTGAACGCAGGCGCAAGCCCTTTCTTTTTTAGGTAGGCTATCGCTTTCTCAGGCGGGACGGAAAAAATGTCAATCTCGTTCATTTCTTCGCGGCGGCGGCTTCTTTGCGGCCCATGATTTTTGTTGAGAAAATGGCCTTCTGAACGTCTGCGGCGAAATCATTCACGGCTTCACCGCCCGACCTGTGAAGCCCGTTCAGTGCTTTCTTGAACGCGGCGGGGTCGCGGGTCGATTCGGCCAATGCAATCACCTGGCGCAATCGTTTTTCAATCGTCTTGCTCGAAGATTCCGCGAGTTTGGCGGCGGCCTTTTCAATCAAGGCTTCGTCTGATAGCGTCGCCTCTTCTGGGTTTTCGGAGAACCCTGTCGGATTTGTCGGCGGGCCACCTTGCGCTTGTGGGTCCATCTTGATGACTTCCTCGTCAGGCTTCGGAGTCGGGATATTATATTTTTCATAAAAATACGAAAGCGGTATGGGAAGCCCAAGACGTGCAAGGTTGGCATCCCGAAGCGAAGAAGAATAGTCAAGCCGCTCTTTTGCAAACACTCTCGAAAACTTCGGAGGCTTCGCGCCTGGGAAGTTGAATTCGGTCAACCAGGTGATGAGCGTCTGGTTGTAAACATCGGAAAGCATGTCGGCATCGGCCTTGATGACTTCGCTTGTGGTATCGGTCCTGGTGTCTTCTGCGGCCCTCGATCCCCCGAGCGCGTCCGAGGCATTCGAGAAGCCCAGAATACATTTCGAAATCTGAGAGTCGCACCACGCGCAGAGGCGGTCATAGGTATCAACAGAGCCAGACCTTTGAGCCTCCCACATTTCCAGGAGCATCCCTTCAGGTATCGCTATCGCTGTTTGCTCACGGACGGCTTGGGCGGCCTGAAGAAGCTTATTAACCTCAGCCTGGCCAGAGCCAGCCGGGTATGTGCCTTTGATGGCAGGCATCCCGAATCTTTCACAGAAAACATTCCACGAGGCCACGCCCTTACGCTTGAAGAACACAGGCCAAAAGAGCGCGTAGCCAAGGCCAAGGCCATACGGGCTATCGTTCTTCCCGCCGAATTTGAAATAGATGAATTTCCTTTCGGGGAGAGGTTGCCCTTTCCACATATCGGACTTCGTGAGCAGGTGCGGCTCGTTGGTTTCGGTGAATTTGTATCGGCGCTGATCAACGTGCTTCGACCTTGTTGGGACGATCTGACCATCTTTTTCAGCCCAGATTATTTCCGGGATTGAGAAGCCTTTCAGGACACCATCAAGACAATTCTGGGAAAGCTCATCAAGCCTGAAGCCCTTCAGGATTTTGGTAATGCCTGAAGCGGCGTCAATATCCTTCTGGTCATCCGAGGCCGGGTCAACAACCCACTCTTTCGAGGTGTGCCCGAGAATCCGCTTTTGGAATTCGCTTTGAAGGTGGCAGTCTCGGAGAAGCTCGTCATAGATTCTATATGATTTCCCGGCCCCGCGAGTTTCCAGGGTGGAGTCATCCGGATTGAGCATCCCGTCAAAAGACTGAAAAAACGGGTCTTTCGCAACCGTCACAACCTCGTTGAATAGCTCTTTCTTCGGTGCCATGCGCCCTCCTAATAATCGTGTAGGGATGATTCCCCGATAACCTGCCCGGTGCCCTTAAAATCTAATTTAACATATTTTTTTCTAATCCAACAGAGAAACTGTGAAACCATGTCAACTTGGTCATCGTTTGCGCCGTTTGGGAAAGAAGAAAGTTCGCCCTCGAAGTCTACCAGCCATGGAGCTGTTTCAGGCAGGAAGACGCGGCCCGCTTCGATGGCAGGGCTTTCCGTCATCATGCGAGTCAGCTTGTCCCCACATGGTTCTATTGCGATCACAGGCATATTAATAGACTGTCTAAGATCCTGAATCAAACTTTGCCCTGATCCCTTGTCTTCGATCAACACAGCGGCCCCGCGATACTTTTCAAACGTGCTAGGAACTGTCCTCTTTAGCTCCGGGTATTCCATCCTGCGCCTGATCACGTCCAGAAGATAATATCCGTGGTCGGTAATCCCCCACACCCCTCCGGCTGTCGGGTTGTTATGCTCCTTCGCTTTCGTTCCGGTGTCCCATGAATGGACAATCATTTTTATGTTTGCCGGTCTAACATTGTATCGCTGGAACCATTTCAGGCTGACGATGTTCCCCGACTCAGGGGATGGCCTTTGCTGATAAAGGCTACCCCAAACGTATGAGCCGCATTCGGTTTTCGTTTCGAGCAATTCTGCGAGCGGTTTTCTTTCTTCGTGGAGGGCTTCACCGGCCTTGCGGAATTCCTCGTCATGTTCGGCGATAGCCGGGAAAGAAATAACGTCCCACGGCCTACCTCCGTCCTGCTTCGATTGCTTCAGGATTCGCCCGGCCAGGTCGTCATGGTGCCAGCGGGTATTATGGCTGACTAAACCATTAGCTATAAAATTTTCGGTCCTATCTATCTGAACATCAAAAACTTCCGCAATTCCTGCTGGTTCAATCTTTGCTATCGTCGTCACCGTGAAATCGGAGATATTTTGCAACTGCGTCTGCATTTTTGGCTGTTTTGGCATATCCAACGGCAAGATTGCAGTCGTTGCACAATAAGGCTCGGACTGTATTTGTTTTGTGGCAATGGTCAACGCATAGTTTTCCTCCCCAATGCGCTCTAACATTTTCTCCTGGTGGCTGATTGCAAATAGCGCACTTACCATCTTGTGCCACAAACATAACATCATACTGGGCAGATGTGATGCCATAATGTCTTTTAAGCCTAGAATTGCGCCTAGATACGGCATTAACTGACGGCGACCTATGGCCAGAGGCCCACTTTGTTTTTTGGTAATGCGATGAGCAATACCCCCTGGCGCTAACTGATTTCTGACATCCCTCGAAAGAACAGGTTTTCCCTTTCCATTTTCCCCATCGTCCTTTACAATTACGATTTTCTGGCCCATAGTCAGATTTTTCAATCTTATCCATTTCAGTTCTCCATGGTTTTCTGTTAAAAAAGGATGCCTTTCGTTTGCATGGACCATTTTACCACAAGTCGTCGTAATTTTGAACACAAAATCATGACCATTGCTTTTTTGATTAAGCACTGACGCTATTAACAATCGGCCTTTATCGAACGTAGCCACATTATCGCCTTTTTTGATGTCTCGCAAAAGTCGTTCTGTTCCATCACTCATAAGGATAGGGGTATCACCAGTCATACACATTGTAAGCAGGATTCCAGCGCCCTTTTCCGCGCGAGTTTTGAAGGTGGTCTGATACCATTCCCACGCGGCTTGTCGGTATGTCTCGGAATAAGCTTGCTGAGCGTCTTTAACCGGATCGTCGATGGAAAGCAGATTCCCGCCGATCCCAGTGATTCCTCCTCCGACACCGCATGAGCGATACATCCCGCCATGCCCGACGATTTCAAAAATGTCGGAATTCCTAAGATAATTTACAGAAATGGTCCTGACGTTCTCGCCGGAAAGCGCGGTTCCTGGAAAGAGCATCCGGTATTCCGGGGAATCAATAATCCTCTGAACATCACGGTTCATCAGGCTTGAGAGGTCGGAAGAATACGAGCATGAAATTATTTTCAGGTCAGGATGGCGCCCGAAGGCATACGCGGGAAGCCGCCTGGAAACCTGTTCGCTCTTCCCATGGCGCGGGGGTGCCATGACCATGAGGCGCGGAGAGCGGCCATTGACGCAATCATCAAGGAACTTGTCGAGCGTCGAGGCAAGCTTCCGGTGAAACCATCCGGCCTTGTATTCTGGAAAAGTGTATCTCGTGAAATCGAGAAGATTGGACCGAGCGGCCCGACGCCTTAAAAGCTCTTGCGCGGCCTCTTTGCGGCGGTCATTTTTCGCCGTCATCGCTGATAATTTTATTCAGTTCGCTGTCTGGCAGGTCTTTGACTGGCTTGACCTCTTTGATTTCAATCTCTTTGCGATCGACGAACATAGCAAGGTGACGTCCTATCAATTCAAGAGCCTTCGGCTTGTCCCAGAACTTTATTTTTTTCAGTTCACCGATTTTCTTTTTCTCTTCCCCTCGCCCTTCAAAAAGCTCTACCACTTCGATGGAAGATATGGCCCTTGCCGTGGTTTCGTCAAGGTCGCTGATGTTTTTTAATTGGTTGTTTGTGAAGAGGTCTTGAGGATTGGAGAGCGCAAGATAGACAAGCTCCTTCAAGACTCGCCTGGAATCAATTTCTGAAGCTTTTAACGCCGCTCTAATCCGCTCCTGGACCTTCGGGTTTGCCAATATCTGAGGGCCAAGCACGTTGGGGTCTTTGCCCTTGTATCCGGCCTTCCGATACGCCTCAGAAGCGTTGAATGTCTTCAGGTATTCGTCAACGAACCGAAGGGTCTTGTCTCTCAATCCATGCTTCATACCCTAATTCTACCCCGCCCTGCGCAATTTTTCAACCATGGGGGCTTTTTTATTGGCTGAAAAATAGTTGTTGACAATATAGGTATATTTTTATATACTTTAATTATAGGAACAAAATAAAAAACGGAGGAAAAATATGCAAGTTAAAATTAAATCGGCTTACAGACTTGGTAGGCAGGCTTTCATTACAGGGAAAGATAGAGTCCCGGCTCTCGACCCAGAGCTAATAAAAATGCTTACAGAGCCAGACAATCTACCCATTATTCAAGCATGGCTAAGGGGATGGATTGAGGCCCCGATCGAAAGTATATGAGCGGCACCAAAGGCCGAGCCGGGCGGCCCCGCAAAGACCCGGCGCAGAGGCGGAAACATTTTTCTACGACGGTTCCCCCGGAAACTTGGCAGGGGATTGAGAAATACAAGCGGCCTGGGGAATCGGCTGGTGATGTTGTAGCGAGGGCCATAGAGGCCCTGAAAGAGAAAGAGGGAAAAATATGAAAAAAGCATTTTGCTTGGTCGATAAAGGGACTGGCGTTGTTCTTGCTTTTTGGTCTTCCAAAGCCCCGGCTGAAAAAATGCTGGTCAGGATGACGGCGCGGTTCGGTGACTTTTACGCTATCACGGAAAAGGCTTTATGATTGCCGCTCTCTACGTAGATACCAAAAGAGGACCATATCCCAAAATACCGGGAGTGGTCTGTTTTGGCGTCGACGAGGACGCGACAAAATACAATGGCCCTTGGCCGATAATTGCACACCCTCCCTGCGGCCATTGGGGTCGGTATCATCAAAAAGCCCATGACGATGGTCATGCCGGCCCTGTCGCCGTTGCTCAGGTTCGCAAGTTTGGCGGGGCCCTTGAACAACCAAAAGATTCCAAACTTTGGGCATTTTGTGGAATCCCAAAGCCCGGAGAACTCCCGGACAAATACGGCGGATACTCAATTTTGGTCGAACAGGGAGACTGGGGGCATCGAGCACAAAAACCGACGTGGCTGTATATTGTCGGGACGAACCAAATACCAGAAATGCCGTCAAGGAGACCACCCCCGCAAAACTACGGAAAAACTCGGGGAATCCTGGAAAAATTATCGAAAACTCAGCGACATTTGACTCCGTTGGGTTTTGCTCTTTGGCTCGTGGAACTAGTAAAAACCGTAAAGTTGTAGCCCCCCTCCGGGGGCTTTTTTCATTTCACCCCGATTTTTTCCAGGCGTTTCAAGTGCCGCTCCCATGCGTCCTGGTAGTCGCGGGAGAGCTGATTACATGATTCCTGAACCTCTTTCGCGTGGAGCGGGTCTTCCTCCGGTTCGGGAGGCAGGATGGTGTCAGGAATGGGGCTCATCTGGTTTTGTTGCCGCTTTGTGCTCTCCACACCAGTCGTCTATGCTCACTTCTGGCCAGCCCTTCGGACCTTTTGACTTTTTCCTGCACTGTCCATAACATTTCGTCCAATCCGGACCATAAAAAAATTTGCAATTAAAACAAACTTCCTTTGGAGATTCCATCACCATTCCTCCCTTTCTACTGGCTGAGTTCGTTCCTGGTATTCCTGTCGGCTCTGGTCGAGATTCCCAAACCTTGCATACGCTCCGGTGAACTGAAGCTTGACGGTGAAAGTTGGCCCGTTTCTCTGCTTCAAAATAATAGCCTCAGCGATCCCTTTATCGCGGGAATCTTTTTTGTAATATTCGTCTCGATAAAGCCCTATGACAACATCGGCATCCTGCTCAATAGCCCCCGATTCCCGAAGAGATGAAAGCGTCGGCCTCTTGTCCGGCCCCTCTTCGCATTTCCGGGAAAGCTGGCACAGTGCAACGATGGGAATATCAAGATTCCTGGAAAGTTGTTTCAGACCTCGGGAAATGCTGGCAACCTCACCCTCACGATTACCACGGTGGCCCTTCATGGTCATAAGTTGGAGATAATCTATCCCGACAATTTTAACCCCATATTTTTTCACGGCCTTTCGAATAATTCCCCGGATAGACATTTCATCACAACCTGAAATTGCTGTATCGGCAAGGTAAATAGGCGCCGCTTCGATCTCTCCTGCGGCCCACATCAGCTTGGGATAGTCAGAATCAAATAGCTTTCCCGACCGGAACCGAAGAAGGTCGACCTCTCCCTTACAACAAGCCAGGCGGGAATAAATCTGATTGCCCGACATTTCAAGAGAAACAAGCAGACTCGGGACATTGGCTTTTCCAATCGACCACAAACTTTCCATCACCAGGGCGGTTTTCCCCATCCCCGGCCTTGCCGCAATTACGGTGAATTCCCCATTTACAAAGCCGCTGGTTGCAGAATCAAGGTCTTTGAATCCTGTCGTCAGCCCAACGATTCCAGAGCCGTTTCCAATCGCGTCAATTCTTTTTGAAAAATCTTCGTATCCTGCACCTATCTTGACGATATCCCTGGAATTGTGCAACGAAAGCTCAGAAAGCTCTTTTTCAATCTGACCGATTATTTCTTGGGTGTCTCCTTTTTCTGATTCTGCTTGGGCTGTCGCAAGTCTCAGGGCTGAAATAAGTTTTCTTTTGGTCGAAAACCCCTTCACCATTTGGGCGTATACCTCAGCGGTCGAGGCGGTGTTTGATTCTCCCGTGATGATTTCCGCTATGAACCCGGCGCTGGTCGCTTCTGTTTTCTTCCCTGCCGCCTGGATTTCGTTCATCACCGTTATCGGGTCAACAGCTCCCCCCCGATCCGCTATCAAGATCATGGCCTCAAAAACGCTTCTGGTGTTGTCACAATAAAAATCTGTCGGGGAAATAATTCCAGTCACTGAAAAAACATCCCCACCGGAAAATATGGCGCTCAACACCTGCTTTTCGGCGCGAAACCATAGCGGCGTTTCATTTGCCATTTGCGGCCTCTTTCTTTGGCGGCTTGGCAAAGCTCAGGTAGCGGGAAAAGCTCTTTTCAGAAAAAACGTGTTCCGGCTCGTAATACATAGGCGGGGCCTCGCCAGGGTGTTTTTCCTGCCAAATAGACATTTCCTCCATCGCCTTGTTGATAACGGCTTTAATGGCATTCATCGGGTTTTTTGCACCTTGTTCCACAAGCATCCCCCAAGCACGAACGAGCGCCATTTTTGTGGCCTCAGTGAGAATAAATGGATTTTTATTTCCGTTGGAGGCGCTTGAAAATTCACGTCGAATTTCGTCATAAGGTATTAAAACCTCTGAAACAGTATCAACTGTTAAGACGGACGAGGCATCACTACCGGAAGATGAGCTTGAAAAGCCAGTCTCCTTATCCTTATCCTTATCCTTATCCTTATCCTTATCCTTATCCTTACGTCCTACTACAGGGGCTATTAAGCCCCTTGGAAGGACCTTGCTAGCTCCTTCTTTTTCAAGGATTTTGATAACGGACAAATGTGCACGATTGTCTGGGTTCAATTCCCCATACTGAAAATCAATAAATTTGGGAATAAACCACTTTTCATGGTTAAGCTCGAATATCCTCCCATCAAAAGACTCTTTTTTGTAGTCGAAGCTCCCAAGATGAAACTTCGCAAGAGGCCAGTTTACCCGCCATATCCCTGCATGGTCGCAGTTATCAAGCAGGTAAATCCAGAAAAGTTTTTCCTGTGGCCCCAAAGAGCAAAACCAAGGGTCAATCCACTTCTCTGTGGCCGTGAATCTTTTAGCCATTGGAGATCCTCTTACAATATTCATAAGCCCCCAACCATATTGAGTCAATATCAGAAAATTGGTTTTGAGAACTTATCCAGCAAATAATAAATTCTGCTATCATTTCGTCATCATTTTTGCAATTAAGCGTTTTTATGGCATCATAAATCTTTTCAAGCTGGCCGTCTTTGATCATTGGTTATTCCCCGGCCTTTTCAAGATATTTGCCTATCAATTCCTCCACGATTTCTCGCATAGTTTTTTTAATCTTGACGGCCTGGACCTTGAGCCGGTCCCGAATTTCTGGGTCAATCGCAATCATCACAAGAGTTTTTTCCTGTTCCATACTTGCTCCTTTATGAGTTTATAGAATCATATATTTATTTTATGGACTTGTCAACCCACCCCAACAAAAAAGGCGAGGCCGAAGCCCCGCCAGATTTCATTTCTTGAGGCTACACGGGCGGCCCGGCGTGATGGGTCGTCCCTTGCAGTCTCGGTAGCCTTCCCCGGATTTCAAGCCGGGCCGTTTGAACTGGCACGAATGGCAACCTTTCACCATATCACCCCTCCCTTTCCGCATCGCAATTCATACAGCGCAAACCGCCGAAAGTAAATTCCATCTCCATTCCGCAGTCGGGACAACGGGAATCCTCCGGCGTCAGGTTATCGGGTAGTTGGTCTTGTGGGTTCATAAAAACGCCTCCAATTTTCTGCGGCAGTCCTCCCAGGACTCCGCGCCAATGACGACGGCCCCGGCCCTGCTTGCCGTCGTCGCGAATTCATACTGTTCCGGGCGAAATTGGGCCTTGGGAAGCTTGACCTCTATTCCCAGGAACCTTCCCGAGTTCGGCCCCGCCTTGAAGAACCCGCACAAGTCCGGCGTGCCACGAGCCGCGCCGATAATAATCCCACCTTTTTTTGCTACGGTTTGGCCGCACCACACCCGGAAAACGTGGATCTTGTCGGAGAGGGGTTTCAGCCCTTCCGTGATTTCTTTTTTGACTTCGGTTTCGGTCACTTTTTTGCCCATCCGTTGTTTTCGGCCCACTCTTCGAGAACTTCCAACGAAAAAACATCTTCAGGGCTGGCACTGTCGCCAACAAGCCGAAGAACGTCATGGGCGAAATCGTCAGAGATTAAGTTTTGTCCAAATGTCTGAATTTTCTTAATTAAAAATTTATCTGCCATATTTTATCCTTTCAAGAAAGGGGCCTTTCGGCCCCAGAGATTAAAACGGAATCGAATCGTCCCCGGAGGGTGAACTATCCTCCGGTTGCTTTTGCGTCGAACCTTGCCCCGTTTCCGTTCGCGCCTTGGGCTCAAAAAGATTCAACCATAATCCCTTTTCCCCGATTCCGGTAGGAACGTATTCCAGTTTGAGCGAAAGCGCCCCCTTGTCGCTCTCGAAAATCGCGCCGACGGTCGTCCACTTAGTTTTTTCTTCCCCGCCCGTCTTGAATTTGGAACCGTGAACCACATCGTAAAGTTTACGGCTCATGCTGTGGCCTCTTTTTCGTTTGCCTTGTGAAGAAACAATTCGCACTCTTCGTCGGTAAAGGTGTCAACCGATCCGCTCCACCCAAGGGCGTCCAGAATCTTCACCTTGACCTTGGTCGGGAGTGCATTGACCTTTTTTTGTAAGTCGGTCATTTCCTTTTTGGCCGGCTCTTTTTTCGGGGGTGGCGGGACGTCTTCCTTTTTGGGTTCGGCCCCGGCGTTTTTCAGCTTATCATTGAGCCCGTCCGATTTTGGCTCAACCTCAAAGGCTTCTTTGGCCTTAATGTCGCCATTTTCCACGGCGTTATAAATTCCCTGAAGTTCGGCGTAATCGTCGCCGTTCATTTCTTCCATCTTTTTCCCCAGGAATTTTTCGATGATTTCCTTGCCGACTTCGTGTTTTTTGAAATAGGCAACGATTTTCGGAATGGCTTTTTTGATGGCATCAGGCGAGGTTTTCCCGATGATTTCCAGGGCCTTATTGATGTATTCGGTTTTCAGGCCAGCCGGGAGAGAGCGCAAAATAACCTCTCGGAGAACCTTGGAGATGTTGGCATTTACGGCCATGTCCAGTCGGTCGCCGACGAGGGGAACCATTGATCCGCTTCGAGCCCGATAGGATTTAGAAACACGGCGCGAAACGCTGTGTCTGGTGTTTTTTTCCATGTCGAGGAAAACCGCCCCGATCAGGATTGAATCTTTTTCTTCTGCAAGGATTTCTGCGCCATAGGCAGAATTGCACCAGCGCGAGGCAAGGCTTTCAGCCGCACGAATAGAAAGCCCTTGCGCGTAAATCTGCTTGCCGTTGTCATCTTTGCCTACCGGCTTGTTGTAGATTGCGCCAGCGGCGGCAGAAGGATATAGGTCGAGTTCTTGGAGTGCGTCGGCAAGAATCGCCTTTTCACTTCTCGGGCGTTGCAGGGAAATCTGCATTTGGGTTTGGTTTTCCAGCTTGATGAGCGCCCCACCGTCTTGAATCGTTTGACTGAATTTTGATTCTTCCATTGTTCTACTCCTCGTATTTAATTGCCCATTCGGGGATTGAAATTTCTTGAATTTTGTCCGGGTAAATCGGCCAGTTGCCGGACTCGACGCAGGCTTTATACAGCCTTAGAAGCGCCTGGATTTCGAGGCCCGCGGTAATCAAAGACTGGTCTTCGATCCGGTAGACTCCGACGCCATGGGGGGGAGTTTTTTCCACCGCAATGAATCCGAAAGCTTCGATTCCCTCCCCGTTTGCCGCGCATCCGTTGAGCGTATGGGCGCCTTGGTAGTGGTATCCCCACTTGACGATGGAGCGGGAAAACTCTCGCAGGCTTGCGTCTTCGGTGGTTTTGAGATCGAAGCAGACGTTGAGAGGGCGGCAGATCATGTCGAGTCTGGCCTTGCATTTCACGCCCGTTTCCGGGTCCGTCCAGAAAATGGATTGCTCCCGCTCTTTGGAAAGCTCGATGATTTTCCGGGCCGATTCATGCCGATTGATCGACGCGGCCATGGCCCTGATCGTTTCCATTTCTTTCGAGGTCAAAAGCTCTTTCCCTTTGTTCTCGGCCTCGAAAGCGGCCTTGATTTTCTTGCCTTCGGCTGTCCGACCATCGTAAAGAGGCAGAACCGCAAATTGACCCTGGAACAATTCCGGCTCCAAAACGAACGTGTGGAACGCACTCCCGAACGTCAACGCGTCCGATTTGGTGGGGTTCTTTTGGGCTTCCTGGTAATGCCCCGGCGACCGGGCAAGGTGTTTAAATGATGACTGCCTGAACCCCTCCCGGCTCTCATACTCTTGATACGTCAACTTTTCCATTTTTAATTTTTCTCCTTTTCAGCTAAACGGCAGGGAATTTATACAGTTTTGGCCCGGCTTTGCGCGTGACGCACCAACAGGCGATAGAGCCCATTTTTCCTGTCCATCGGCAATTAGGACATCCAGTATTCGGAGTCCGCATGGTCTGGATGATGAACGATTTAGCGGCCAGAACCATCCGCTCGAAAAACCCTGGTTTGTTGGGTTTGGGCTGGCCGTCGCTCAGGCAATGACACGCCTCTTTGTTGGCCTTTACTCCGCCGCGAAATACCATTTGAAATCCTCCTCCATGACAGTATGGACAGTTGGATTTCGGTTTCAGGGTGTTTTTTTCTTCCTGCATTTCCTATTCTCCTATTGTGCTTTTTTGACCCAGACAGTTTTCAAACCGGGGTTTTCTTTTTGGCCTTTGAAAGTTGTTCCAACTCCCAAAGGAGTTGTTGAGTAAGCGACCGCTTTTCAAGTTCGGCCTTTGCCTTGAGCCAGGTATACACCGGCTCCGCGATTTTCGTTCCTGGTAAAAAATATTCACGTTCCATTATTTACCTCCTTTCAAAATCAATAATATCAAAAACAAAAGAAATTGTAAAGAAAAAATAATTAAATTTTCAACAAGAAACTTCTAGACAGTTAAATAATTTTATGCTATCCTTTTTCCAGGAGGTAACGCAAAAATGATTCTCGAAATTCCCGCCCCAGCCCATAAAATCTGGGACGCGATCGGCCCTGATTTCTTCAACGGCCCGGCCTCCATTTCTGGGAACAACCATCAGCCGGGCACGACGATGGCAGACCACCTTTTGCAAACCCACGCGGTAGGCGTTTCGCTTTGGCGAACCCTGCCGGATGATCTGCGGCACGATGACGACCTCCGGCAATCGTTTGAGATCGCTTGCGCCTGCCATGATGTAGGGAAATGCTTGGACCTGGCGAATCACGAGTTTGCAGGAGCCGCTTTAATCGCTCCACTCGATCCGACCGCCGCATTAATCGCCGCCCGGCACTCTGGCAGGTGGGGTCCATCGTGGAACGATTTCCGCGCATGGGCGGTATCGAATTGCCTCCTGAATGGGAGGAATTTGGAAGTCATCAGGAGCCTTGGAACGCTCTGCCATTTGGCTGATTATGTGGCGAGCCGGAAGGAGTTTAGAGTTGTTGACTAATTTACAAAAACATGTTATTGTTAAACGATCAAAAACTAAGGAGCGAATATGGAACAGGATTTGATTGTTTTGCAAAACAATGAACCAAGAGCCGGAACTTTGATTATGAGTCAGGGATTTCAAGTTGAACACCGGGCATTAAAAAGGCTGATAAAAAAATACTATTCCGAGTTTGAAACTTTTGGAGTTATTACAACCGCGTTGCCGAAACTCGGGAAGAAAAAAGAAGGAAGGCCAAGCGAAGAATTTTTACTTAACGAGGAACAGGCGTTATATCTTGGAACGCTTTTGACCAACAACGAGCCGGTAAGAAAATTCAAAAGAGCATTGGTTAAAGAGTTCGGTAGGATGAAAAGAACCATTCAAAAGATTTTGTCTCAAAAACAAAACGCTGAATGGTTGGAAAAAAGAGAAGCTGGAAAGATTTCCAGACGAGAAGAAACCGACACGATCAAAAAGTTTGTTGAATATGCCAAAGGGCAAGGTTCCCAGAGCGCCGAAAAATATTACATGAACATTTCAAAGATGCAGAATCAGGCGCTTTTCTTCCTGGAACAAAAGTATCCGAACCTCCGCGATGTTTTGAGCCTGAATCAGCTTTCAACCATCGAGTGTGCTGATAGGATCACGTCAAGGGCCATTGTTGAAGGGATGGAAAGGCTATTGCCCTATAAAGAGATATATCAGCTTGCAAAGGCCAGGGTTGAAGGATTCGCAGAAATCCACGGCAAGACCTTAATCCCGGCTTTCAATCAGAAAACATTACCAGAGCACAAGGAATAGTTTGCCCGTCCCACCCCCCATCTCGGGGAATCCGGAAATTGTCTGAGAGTGCGGGTCGCCGGGGGGAGGACGGGCCTTAAATTATGGAGGAGGAAAAAATGGAAAAGGAAACCAATATGAGGAAAATTGCGGAAAAGTTCTGCTCAGTCATGCGCCCGCCGCATGAACAAACCCCATGGAACAAAGACGGCAAGACATTAGCGACGTCTAACTATTTCGCCGTGATGATTGACGGCGAATTTGGAGAGTCGATGGACCCGACAAAAAAATACCCTAATATCTCAGTGGCGTTCCCCACCGACCTTCCGAATGAATTGCCGATTCCGTCAGAATTGCCAAAGGTGAAAATGACCCAGTGTAAAACCTGCGATGGGAGCGGGAAAATAATCGAGTGTCTCTCGTGCGACGGTGGAGGTTCGCATGCTTGCGATTGCGGCCATTACCACAATTGCGGGGAATGCGAAGGGAATGGTTTTAAGCCATTTATAAAAGACGAGGGCGAAGAAGAAAGCGAAAAATGCGAAGATTGCGAAGGCTCAGGAAAGTTGGTTAACGACCACGTTGTTGACCTTGGCCCGTTCGCGATGAAAGCCAGTTTTATCCTTTTAGCCGCTTCCTTGCCGGGTGCAAAGGTGTTTAGGTTCTCGGAGTCTTTTCAGCCGATTATCGTTGAATTTGAGGGTGGGAAAGCCGCTTTCATGGGCGTGAATAAATAGCCGCGAGCGCGGGAAAGGGAGGGAAGGATGACCGTAAAAGAACTGATTGAAAAACTCACGAAGGCAGGAAACAGACCGTGTTTTGAGGCGACAGAATTCGCCCTGCGATTCAAAACGCCGCAAGAGGCTTGGGAATCGTGCGATCGAGGCGACTGGTTCCTTTGGATTTACGCACGTCTTCCGGGGATGGACCGGACATTATTGGTTAAATGCGCGTGTAAGTGTGCAAGGAGGAGCCTGAAATATATCACTGACAAAAACGAGAAACGACCATTACAAGCAATCGAAGCGGCTGAAAGGTGGGCGAAGGAACCAAATGAAACAACGGCTCGGGCGGCTGAGGCGGCTGAGGCGGCTGGGGCGGCGGCTGAGGCGGCTGGGGCGGCTTGGGCGGAGCCTGAAAGAAAAGCCCAGGCGAAGCTCATCCGAAAAATCATCCCGAGCATTAAAAATCTACTGAAAGGATTTGAATCATGACCGAAGCTGAAATCATCAAGGCGTTGAAGGAAAACACATCTGCTTTTGGATTGCTATTGCCGAGTCTGCAAGAGATGGCCATGAAAATCGGAAAGAAAGATTTCCTTTGTTTCCAAAGGAACTCATGGGTGCCTTCTGAACCAAGCCGCCCATTTAACTCTGACTCTACATACAGACTTGACCCCGACTACGATCCGCCCCGCGAAGAGTGGGGATGGGTGGAATTTGAAATTTTCAAAACCGAAACGGTATTGGGAGTAAATGAATACCGTTTCAGATATGCCAAAAGTCACACCATGGATATATGCTATGCCGCAGCTGTTGAGGGTTTCGGCGGGATCAAATACCGATGGCCGCATGAGGAGTACCTAGATACCGACTTTAGGATGTCCTACCCAGGAGCCACGGCAAAGAATGGCCCAGCCGCCCCGATCAAGATTCGCTTCTGGCGCAAGAAAGGAGGCGCGTGATGGGTATAGCTGCATATAATCGAGGGTCCGAAGTTATATCTAGGGAATTGGGGGAAACAGACCTGAATGGACTTTTCATGCGAGACCTTAACGCCCTTGAAAAGTATCCTGATGCTGGGACCCCGCCCAATGGCAAGTTGTTGATTGTCCCATTCGGAGGCGGCTGGTCGATAGGTCCGGCAGACCCAGGGCGATTTAGTTATTTTTACAGGTCGATTCGAGAATTGGTTCGGCGCTGGAAGGTCGAAATCACAGGGATTGCCCCAAGCGGTTTTGTGGCAAAGAAAGGCGGCGCGTGATGGCTGGTGTATTTGACGGATGCATTGGATGTGACCCGAGGAAAGATAGTTTGTTCCCAGGGGAGACGATAGGGATTCTTTGCCCCGACTGTCGCGAGGCGTTGGAGTTGGGGCGGGCGGTGAACGAGATGAAACGAGGCCAAGAAATTCGTTTTCGCCGATATGCTGATGGGTTTCAGGTTACTGTTTCTGGGTTCGACTTCATCGGGTCAGGGTATGAAACTCATCAGAGTCACGGTGAAACCCCACTCGCCGCTCTCAGGGCGGCACTAAAGGAGAAGAAAAATGGCTAGTTACTGTGCATTTTGTGGCACCACCGTTTACGAGGACGAGGGTCCGGCGTTTTGCTCCTCTGAATGTCGGAAGGCATATGAGCAAGGATTTCGTCGGGTTGGCAATAACGCGGAAAAGAAACCGGAATATGTGGATGTTCCTGCGGCAAAGGAGAAGAAAACGTGAGCGAGAAATTACTTCCATGCCCGTTTTGCGGCAGTAATGTTGAGTTGGATTATTACGATGGGGTGCCTGTAGCTCAGTGTCCCTCCTGCGAAATTGGTATAACCCATGATTCTGAGGCCATTAAGAAATGGAACACCCGCGCCCCTGACCCCAAGGTTGCGCGGCTGGTGGAGGCGGCGAGAACAGCTCTTGCTAATTCGCCGTGTCCTGGGGAGATGGATTTGTATGATATAAGCCCGTCCATAGCGAATGACTGCACCGAAAAAAGATGTTGGCACAGAGAGCTAATGGACGCTCTCGCGGCGCTCGAGAAGGAGGGCGAGGGATGAAAATAAACTGGGAAAAATACACGGTAAGAACCTGCATGAGCCTTCATGAGTGTAAGCTTTGCTCTGAAAAAATAACTCTCGGAGAAATTTACTACGATGGCGGGTATGGACGAAGGGCGCATGTCGCGTGCGTTGAAGACCCAAAGGAGGCACCCCGTGAGCAAAAATGAGCTTATGACCGAAATCGCCATCGGAATAACCATCATCGTCTTTCTTGGCGGAACAATCTTTTTAACGGCGAAGGCCATTGACCAAAGACGCAAGACCGAAGAGGCTATGCAGGAAGCCGAAGAAGCCCTTACGCAACTTGAAAAGTCCGTGAAAGAGCTTGTTGAGGACAGGCGTTTCCCGTTCACCGGCGCGACCTTCACGGCTCCGGTATCGGGTTATTACACGTTTAACAATGCGTCGGAGGCAATTTTACTGAAAGAGGGTGAAGCATATGAGCAAAAATGAGCGGTGGACACCAGGACCGTGGGTCTGGGTTGAAAATGAAATGTGGTCAAAGCCAGAGCACGACAAAAAGTTAGCCTCTTTCGAGACTCCGGAGGACTACTACCACGCCGAGCCAATAATAGAAACGGACAGTGGTTTTTATGGCCCCAAGGGTCAAGACCGGGATTTAATCGCCTCCGCCCCGGAGCTTTACGAGGCCCTGCAAAAGTGCGCGGAGAAGTTCAGAGAGTACGAAGGACTAAGCGGATTTAACGGAGAGAAAACGAAATTCGGAGAACTGGCCGAACTCTGCGAGGCGGCATTGAAGCGTGCGAGAGGTGAAGCATGAGTGAACTTACACAAACCCCATTCGACACCAGACAACCTCAAGGCATGGGTGTGCCGAGGGGGTGCGTGCGGCTGTTTGCTAGTGCTGAGGCGCTAACTGACAGACAATCTCGGCCACACGTCTACGGTTTTCATGGCCCGTTTTCATGTGGTGAGTGTGGCTGTCAATTCGTCGGATTCCGCGTTCCACCCGAGATGGTGGGGACGTTCAGGTATTGAAAACTACCGGCTTGCCCGGATCGGCTGGCGCAAACCAGCATAACGGCCTAATTTGGCCGCGACAGCGTAGAGGGTGACGGGGCTCGCGCCCCCGATCCCGACGCAGGAGGAGAAAATGAAAGTTTTAATAGCGTGTGAATTCAGCGGGGTTGTTAGAGACGCTTTTAATTTGCTTGGTCACGAAGCATGGTCTTGTGACCTTCTCCCAACCCAGTCGCCCAGCAGATACCACCTTCAAGAGGATGTTTTGGGTGTTCTTCATTTTGGTTGGGACTTGATGATCGCCCATCCACCTTGCACCTATCTTTGCAGCTCGGGGCTTCATTGGAATAAAAAACGGCCAGAAAGACAAGCTCTCACGAACCAGTCTTTGGAGTTTGTTCGGAAGTTGCTTGATTCTCCAATCCCTAGAATCGCCTTGGAAAATCCAATCGGTTGTATTTCTACCAAGATTAAAGCCCCAACTCAAATTATTCAGCCATGGCAATTCGGACACCCGGAATCCAAAGCAACGTGCTTGTGGTTGAAGGGGCTTCCAGTCTTGGTGCCGACAAAAATTTTAGCCGTCCCAGAAAGGGGAAGATGGGACAACCAAACCGATTCTGGACAAAACAAGTTACCCCCTTCAAAAAACAGGTGGGCGTTGAGGAGCCGGACTTATCAAGGCATTGCCGAAGCAATGGCGGTTCAGTGGGGCGGCAAATTGAGGAGCATGTGAAAATGAAAGACCTGGGAGGTAAAATAGTAGAAAGCCCGCTCAGGTGGGCGTGTCCGATGTGCGGGAACAGTTCTAAATTTATTGAAAAGGTGGTTCGCCTCGTCGCGGCGGTGAAGAATTCGCAGAACGACCCGCTGGGGCTGGCGAAAGAAATAGGAGAGTGGCCCGATGAATGACCTATCAGCACCACACGCCCACTGTTGGGTAATCAAGCGCGAGAAAAACCGATACGTGCCATGCTCGCACCCGATGAAACTATGCGACTATTGCGGCGTTGCGGCTGGGTATGGCGTTGTTTTTCCTTACAACAAGCCGACCAGGGCAAAGCCATTTTCGGAATCATGGCTGGACGCTATTGAGCGCATAGGCAAAGAAACATTGGAGGGAGAAAAAAATGGCTGAGTTCGGACTCCTGCCAAAAATGGCGAACGAGTTCTACAAATGCAAGCGCATGGCCGAGACATTGCCCGAGTATTGGTTTTCACGCTTGTCGGCAGCTATGATATGGGATTGCACTCTCCACACGGCAAGCTATAAGCTCGCGGCGTTGGAAGATATCGGTATGGTAGAAAAACGGAAGCGCGGGCGGTGTTCAGAGTATAGGTTGGTTTGCAGAGATTAAAAAAGCCCCCGGTTTCCCGAGGGCGCAAATGAGAGGATCTGAGAGGATACTGAAATCAATCGAATTTAAAATCAAACGTCGCGGCCCACTCGCCGCGATTGTTTTTCCCAAGGCGCATTTCTGTCCTTCCCGCTTTGACAGGAGGCGACCAGGTTAGCGGGGCTTCAAAGGTGCTTCCTTCTGGTCGCCAGTTGTAGGGAGCGAGATAGGCCCGATCTTGTTTTTGGCCGAGATGAAATACCCAGTAACTTCAGAAACGGCCTCGATATATTTTCCATTGTCGACCAGCCATTCAAAGTTTTTCAGCTTCTTCTGAAGCTCTTCGAGTTTCTGTTGTCCGGTCAGGTTCAGCACCTTAGCCTCACACAACCAATCAATAGCCTGGCTGTATTTCGCAGAGGCCCAGGTGAGTTTTTCGGCGGCATTGTCCCATCCGTCTTTGACTGGGTCTTTCTTCGCCTTCGCTTCGACGAAACGGGCCAGGCTCCAAAGCAAGAACGAAAGACCAATCAAAATGTAATGGAAATTGTCAATGAGCGGTTGAATTGAGATTAGAGACATAACAGAGGATCCTTTCTTGCATTTTTGAAATCTTTGGTTTTTCTTCCGGAACAACCAGGAGCGTCACCATTCCAGGGCGCGGGGTTCTTCTCCGTTCTCGATACTCCCGGTATTCCCTGATTTCCTTCGCGGCCTGATTGCTTTCCTTGAAGTAACAAGCCAGGCAGACCCGCCCGGCAAACATTTCTTTTTTCAATCCACACAGAGCGCACGTTTCTTTCAAGGAAGCTCAAAATGTGGGGAGTCCTTGAGCTTCCCTTTCCACTCGCCACCCCATTTCAAGCCTAGTTCTTTCCCGATGATCGCTAGGCGCAGATAAAGGTCTTTCGAGGCCCACATGGCTTTTCCCTTTACCAGCGGAACACAATCAAAAGCCTTAGCCGCAGGAATACCCCCAGTGGTGTTATTGTGGAGGCTATGCCCTCCCCGACAGTTGGTAATGATGCTTCCCGGCTTCGTCCTGCCTTGCGAGTAAAGTTCATCTTGTTCTGCTGAACTGCGAAAGGTGCAGTAAATCAATACGTCAATGCCCTCGCTCTTGGCCCGTTTCAAAAACTGTTCAGCCAGGAATTTCAGTGGAGGGGTCAGGTCGTCAAGAGAGCGGGAGGCCATTATTCATCATCCTCATAGATTTCTTTCGCCCTGTCCGGATTCTGCTTGGCGCAAATGTCCTGCAAAACTTTCAACTTTCTAAAGCCCTTTTCGGCCCTTCGGATGAGCAGACGGAGCTTGAGCAGGACCAAGGATAAGACAAGACTGAGCGCAAGATTCGGCCACGGGCTTGACGCAACCAGCTTTGTTAGTTCCACGACTTCTTGCAGAGTCATTGTTTATGCTCCTGGTTTCATAGAGTATCGCCACTCCGAGGGCTAAATTCAAGAGTGAAATCATGGTGTCACCTCCCGAATATCTTCCTTATAATTTTACCACACCAGGCATACACCCTGGCTATTTTCGTGCGTCCATCGACCCCGATTTCATAGGCCGAATTTGTCGGGCCACCCCGCGAGTATACCGCTTTGAATTGTTCATGCGAGAATTGCCTGACCGAGCCGTCACCCCATTCCATCTGCACGTAACCATCACGAAGTTGGTTGCCCGTCTTTACGGTTTCCCACCATGTGAGTATGGCCCAATGCTGATTCAGCCAGTCTTCCGGCAGAAGAGTTTTCGGATCGTCCTTCCCATGAAGCAGGACAACAGTTTTCCCGTTCGCGCACTCCCCCCGGAGGATTTGCGACTCATCAACGATACGCCACGGGACTTGCAGCTCATCAAGTGCCCTTTTGTGAGCCGCAAAGTTGTCGAGGATGTCAGCCCGGATATCCCCCGTCTCCCGCCACCCCATCAAAGCCTGAATCTCCGCACGACTTCGCGGGAATCCGGCGTTGTCGAGGGCGGCTTCGAGGCATAGAAGCCCACATGCGCGGGAGCCTTTGGGGAGGAGGTATTTCACAATATCCTTACAATCTTGATACTTGCATAGGCTCTTGTGCCTGACCCGGTGTCATTAAGATAATTCGCCATGTAAAAATAATCTCCGGCTTCTAATTCTAGGATGATCGTCATGTATGCCGAGCACACTGACGACCCTTCGGGAAAAGATGCCCCGTGTGCCACCCAAAAAGTAGCCAGGTCTGCAACCCCCGGAGAAGAGTTTTTAAGCGGTGCGACAATTAAATTTTTCCCAACATTGCTTGAGCAACGGTTACGATAAACAACTAGAATCCTCTGTTTTGTCGAGGAGGTAAATTTACCCGTTGAAACGTCAAATTCTCCATTCCTGTCAATGGCCTCAACAAGATCGGTGTCTGCTGTCCAGGTTGCGTTTGAATAAGTTACGTTGGCAGTTTTGGATGCCTCAACCAGAAGGGTATACGGATAAACATCTGTAAACCCCACGCACCACCCGCTCACCGCCACCAACAGGAACGCGATTACCAGCAGTTTTTTCATGTTGTTCATTATTTTGCCTCCAATTTCCAGGTAGGGCCTTTCTGACCCATACCGCTAAAATCCACCGATCCGAAGGGATTTGACCTGCCAAAGCGATGTAATCGGGCCGCTTGCAAGGAGCCGAAACTGGCCGCCTGCATACGAAGGCGCTATCCCTGTAAGGGTTTCGCTTGCGATGAAGCTCTCGGTAATGGTGCTCCCGATTCCGTCCAGATTATTTCCGATTCCGATAGTTGTGAAAGCCCCTCTCAGACGATACACCCCGGCTGATGGACTGGCAACCTGCTTCACGTTCACGACGGCCTCCCAAAAATAGCTCATGGAAGCGGTCGGGGTGAGCGCAGTCACCGCGGCGTCTAGGGGGAGAAGGACGGAAGATGAACCAGCGGCGAATTCTAGGGAGTTGCCTTGATAGGAAATCCAGCCACCCGAAGCTACGTTCTGTGAAATTGTGGTGGTAAAAGAACCTGATCCACCGCCTATGGGCTGGTATGACGCGCTTGCCGCTTCCTGTGAGAGAAAAGTTGACGAGGCGACTGATTGAAAAACGAACGTCCCGGTTGCGGATGATTGCGATAAAAAAGAAGCCGAAGCGGCTGCAGCGGGAAGGTAAGTCGCCGAGGCTTCGGATTGCGCGAGAAAGGCACCGCTTGCCACGCTCTGAAGAAGGAAAGCAGCAGAAGCGTCTGAAGGTGTGAGGAAAGTGGACGAAGCCACGGATTGAAGCAGGAAAGCAGCAGAAGCGTCGGCAGGGGTCAAAAAGGTTGTAGAAGCGACGGCCTGAAGAAGATAGGAAGCCGAAGCAATCGAAGCCTGAAGGAACGTCCCAGAGGCGACAGATTGAAGAAGATACGAGGCTGAAGCGATGGAGGCCGGGAGGTATATTGTGCTCGCCTCGGCGCGAGGAAGTGCGTCAAGCGCAAGCGATTTTGTTACCGGGTCGGTCCCGCCCGGATTAGAATCAAGCTCTCCGAAAACTGCCGTGATTGCAAGTGAGGCAATCAGCAGGGCAAGTGCAAGTATTTTTCTGTTCATGGGATTTTACCTCCCGACCTGGTAAACAACACCGTAAGTTTCCGAGGCCCCTGTCTTGATTGCCAAGATGCTTGTCGGCGTGACAGAGCTTTTGAAGCCGTTCGGAAGCTCTGGCATATTGGCTTCAAATGTGGTCGTCCCTGTCATCACCTGAAATGTTCCCGTTGCATAAATCGAAATGGCCCTGGTGTTGGCCATCATTGGTATTTGATATGCCGAGCTGGTGATCAATACGACAATGGTTTGGGACGAACTACCAAGAAATTCATCGGTGAAAAATGGGGAAGTGTTCGTATTCACGGTTTGAGAGCCGACGTTCACTAAAACCCTTTGGGCTGAATCAATCCTTGCCGGGCTTGTGGCATCGGAAGAATCTTCATACACCGGGCCAGCTTGCGCGTTTACTGTGACAGAGCCAATCGAAAACCCGGCAATGTCAACCGGGAGCCTTTGCCCCGCCGAGGCTGTTACTGCGATCGGACCACGGTATCCATCATGGAAAAACAATGAGGGAATTCCATTCACATAGGCCGGGAAAGTAGCTGGTGAAGTTGCCACGGACTGAGCAAAAATCGAAATCGGAAAAAGAATCAACACCAAAACAAAAATAATTTTCTTCATGAATTCCCCCTTAAAATAAATGCCAATTTGAACCATCAGAAATCATTTTGTAATATTGATATGGAGCGGATAGCGTCCTGGTTGAAGAACCGTCTATTGTGTTTGATCCTGATGCGACGATATAAATGGTATTTGGGAGTGTCGTTGTAATCAATTTAAAATGAAAAATATGCGCCGTTGATGACCCAGCAGGAGGCAGCAAGAAAGAAAAAGTTGCTGCGGCAGAGTCTCCAAGGAGATAATCATCGGATATGGTTGCGGCATATGTCGCCACTTTAGTGCTAATGGTAGCAACGGCACTAGACGAAATTATTGATCCAACGGAAGCAACCTTTTCAGACCCGCCATTGATATAAACATCTGAAGCAACAGAGGCTATACCAAAAACTTCAAACACATTTCCAGAAAATCTGCCAGATAAAACCGGATCACCGGTTTGAGGATCAAGACAATAAATATCAATAGTCGAACTCCCACCAAGGATTAGCTTTGATTCAACATTTTTAACATCTGCATTCCCTGCCAGAATAGGATCATCAAAGGTTGAAGGATACGCGCCAATCACAATAGAAGATCCTGACGCATTTATCACGAAGATGGCGGCCGCCTCTGTTCCTGTGCTGTCATTCTTGACCTGGAGCATAACATCATTATCGTTGGAGTCCTTAAAGAAATAACCAACAGATGCGTTTAGAGCGCCCTGATAATTGGGAAAAAAGCCTGCTGATAAGTTCCATGATGTCGATCCAGCGTCATAGATCAAAGTTTGGCCATGGAGCGGCGTCGCAGAAGAAACGTCCACACCTTGTATCTGAACAGCATTAGCAGAATCAGACCCGACCGGAATATCCCATGAATAGCTAGGAGGGTCTTCAATTTCAACCTTGAGAAATTTGCCGATTTTTGCCGTAGTTGTCGGCACATCATAGAGAAATTGAAAAGCAAAAGAAGCGTTGTTTGGTTGTCCTGATCCTGAAGCCGCAGAAGGGGGGAGAGGAACCCAGGCATTCGATGCCACGATATAGGTTAGAACGTTGCCATCATCAGGTGTGGTGGTAGCAATATCCTCACCTTGTAACTGAGTCGCATTGATTGCTCCCGATGGGCTTGTTCCAACCTGCGCCCATGCCCCAGATTGAAGACGATAAAGCAAGGGCGATGTTGTCGCCAGTATGAAAAGATCCCCGGTTGCCGCTGATCCAACAGCGGGCAGAGCCGCGCCCGAAGCAATGACAGGCTGAGCCCATGAAGCCACACCATTCCATGAGCGATTCGTCAGAGTCGGGTAAATGTCGCTCGCTCCCAGGCTCGAAACGATGAAAATAATAATCACGGCAACCATCCCCAGGACGGTGCCAAGTTCGAAACGATCTGAGTTTTTGAACCAGCTCATCATAGGCTTTTCACCGGCACAATTCGATAATAAAATTTCTTTCCATAGGTGGCTCCTGAGTTGTAAATGATGCACGATCCAAGCGACTTCACCGGGTATAACTCCCCTGACCCGGCATTAAACTCCTGCCACCAGAAGCAGACGCCATAGTCATCTACGGAGGCATAGGCAGAAGTGAAAGTAACCGTGACTCCGATTGACGCAGAGGTTCCGATACCATCATGGGTTACGATGGCGGCCCGAGTTTCATCAGCCCAGGTTTGGGTTGTTGTGTCGCCTACACTGTTCGTTTCACTCCATGCCATCTAGCTTCCCCCGTTTAATTATCACCGTTTTTCTATAATAAAACAATGTATCAGCCCGTTTCAGTTCGATTATATCAGGGTATGAAAACACCAGTATAAATTATCAAAACAGAGTTAGGGCACCTATAATCAGCATTCCAGATAAAAGGATTATCAAAAACGAATGGCCTTGTCCCTGATGTGTAAATGGGGAATGTGCAAGGGAATGGCCCGGCCCCTGAAGACGAGTAACCATCCCACGTATAGGTGAAGTCTGCGCCGGAAGACTCATCAAGGATCACCTCAGCCTGGGGAAATGGCGGCACGGCGCTTGAGTTTGAAAGCGTGATTTCTACCGTGTTCCCCTGGATGATGTTCCCATCGGCGTCCCACTCCCAAACGAAAGGATATTCGATTGAGTTGGCAATAATTCTGCCTCTGATGTAATGCGCCACTGGCCCCGGAGGTTCGGTGTTAATGTAGATTGTGACCGTTGCCTCTGATAAATCAATTCCGCTTTTTGCGAGATGGTATATGAATGAATCGACGCCCTCATACCCGTTATCGGGGATGTATGTGAACCCGCCTGTGAGATCGAGAGAGAGCGTCCCGTGAATGGGAAGCGTATATGATCCAAGCTCGCTTGCGTTCATCGTGTCGTTTTCGAAAATTCCAGGAGGGATAATCACCAAAGTTGTATTTTTGTCGGTAGAGTATTCATCGTCAACAGCAATGGGATTTTTCGTAGATGGATCAACCCCTATAACAACCCATTCTCCCTCTGATTTTTGGTAACATAAAACTTGCTCCATGGAAGAAAAATCAGAAGATGGCTGCTCATCCCCGGCCCATTCTACCGGGAGAATTCTTGTTACCTGATCCCAGCAGAGGACCGACAGGGAAGAATCACCAGCCGAGGCCAATGCTACGCCGGGCCGATAGATAAATTTCCTTGGGTTGTCGATGGTGATCTGAAAAAGAAAAGCGGCGGCAGGGTTGAAATCAGCAACCTCTGAAAGCGGCCTTGGCCATCTCGACGGATACCCGCCATCCGCGTCGATTACCCAAACTTCAGATGAATCCGAAAACCTGACAAATGAACAGAGAGAACCGGAATCGAGAGAGGCGGCCCCGGCTATCCTCGCCGTGAAAGTTGTATCCCGGAAAGCAACCAGCGCCATGCCTGACCCAGATGAAAGCACGGTTGCCGTCGATTGTGGGGTGTCGCCTTCCGGTTGGATGACAAAAGTTGGATCGAATAAAAGTGTTTCATTCATTCGACGTTGAACTCAACGAACGGAATCACAGAGGCATTCCCAGCGGTAGAAAATCCGACCGGAACGTTAAGCCGAAGCAGGATCGTTGTGTAATTCCCGGCAGTTGGAGGCGTAATGGCAAGCAATGTTGCCCCTCCTATGGGCGTCCACGCGCCCGCGCCTTCCTTCGCTTCAACCCATGTTTCGGTGATGGCCTCCTGCCCTTGCGCGTTTGTCCCTCCGGTATATTTCCAGTTGATCAAAGCGGCGCCGAAATTCAAAGTTGTGGGAGTGGCATCACCAGAATTGTAGACCCTGACCGTTGAAATGGTATTCATGCCAGAATCAATCACGCCGAGATTGATCTGGTCAATGTCGGCATCTCCGGTTGTTCTGATTTCAAAATTTGCGCCCATCAGGAAATGACCTTTCCGCGCCAGATTGACCAGAAACCATCCAGCCATCCGGCATTGTCGTCAACCTCAGTGATGAGGACGGTTGAAAATGTCCCGTCTTTTCGATAGACGATAACAGTGTTCCCTGGCATAACAAAAGGATTCAGAGGCGTTCCACATTCAAGCCGTTCCCGCCATGAATCGGAGATGATCGAATTCCCAAGCGTGATCATGTCCGCAACCACCGGAGGAATGGCCTTTGAGTTTATCCCAGGATGGCGCATGATCCCTTTTGCCGATTGGTCTGACGCATTCTTAACCACCCAATTCAGAGGCCCCGAGAAGGCCACTTCATTGTATCTTGACCCGGAATCAAAAAAGAAATTCTGAGCGTATTGGCCCTGTCGGTAAAACGTCCACCCGCTTGATGGGACGGTCGAATAATCCGAAAGAATCGTTTGACCTGACGGGTTCATGAAGATGGACGTCAGGCGCTTTGCAGACGCAAGAGAATTGATGAAAGTTCGGGCAGTTGCAAACTGATTCGGCGTTAAAGCCACAACGGAGAAATCGACAAATGAGCCCGTAACCGGAGAAAAACCCCAATAGGCCAACTCTGCATTGATCATTGAAAGCGCGGAATTCCCGGTATATCCTGCCTCCGAAAAAGCCTTCGGGATTGATTGCGTCATCTTGTATCCAAGGTCGTAAGCCGTGATCGTGTAATAGCCTCCGACAAGCTCCTGCGGGTGGTCTATGTCCTCTACCTTTCCCCGGAATCTTTCTACGGTGAAAACTGTCCCGTCGGAAAGAGTGTATGAAATACTGATGGATACTACGCTTTCGCTTTCCTCGATCCCGGAAATGAGGTCGGCAGAGTTCGTCATATTGAACCGGCACCACGAGGCAGAACCGTTTGAAACAAGGTGGATTTCAACATCCGAAAGGTTTGATGTGTAATCAACCCCGCCGATGGTGATAGTTGCCGATGGTGAAAGGTGGGTCGGGTCAGCCTGGGAAAAAGCATCTACAAGCGATTGCGGGCAAAGGCTGAAATTAAGCGGGAATCCGGCTCTCTTTATTCCCCATTTATCGAGCCCCCAGATTCCGGTTCCCCAAACGCCTGAATAAATTGTCATCTTCCGGCCTCATCAAATGATCTGCGATACGACTTTGAAAGTGATATCAACCAGCCGCTTGCCGTTCTTCGTCATGTCGCGCACGAAGGCGTCGAACTCAACCAGAAAGACCTGGCCATTGAAAGAAAGATAGGCATCGTCAAGCGCGAAATCCATATCATAAAGAGTATCGGCTTCAGAGGTTGGAATCCAAAAAGAATAGCTTGCCGTCCCTGTGGAAACGTCTTTTGTCGCTGATTGCCGGATTACGTTTCCGACGATGGAAACCCTTTCGGCTGATGGCCGGACGAAATTGAAAGCAAACTGACCATCGAAAGGGATGGTAGCATGATAAACGGTTGATCCTGCTTTCCCGAACAATTCAAGCATCATGGTGCGGCTATCACCTGCCCGTCAATTCGAGCTTGGATCTTTGCACGCTTGAAAACCTCGCGCATGAAAGACCGCTCAAACTCGCCTTTCTCGATAATTTTGATTCTGTTTTCCACGGCAATTTTCATATTTTTAACGCTGGTCGCCTGCTCAATGAGCGCCCTGGTGTTCTGCTCAAGCCAAAAGGTTTGCTGTTTCTGAATGAACTCCCGGCGCTTCAGGTCGTCCTCTTGAATGCGCCGAAGCATTCTTTCCTCATCTTCCTGTTGGCGCCTGACGGCCCGCTCCTGATCCTGAAGGAATTTCCTGATTCTATCCTGGCCTCCGAATGGGTCTCCGGGAAGCACGAGCGATTGAAGATCAACCCCGGTTGCTTTCATCGCCTCCTTGAGCCTGTCGCCAAGGTCGGAGAATCGGAACCCGCCCGCGAGCATGTCAAGCTGTTTGGATACACCTTCCTGGCTTCGCTGGAAGGCTATCAGGCGGTCCTCTTGCATCCGCTTGAGGGAAAGTGCCTGATCCTCCTGTTCGCGCTTGAATGAGCGCAAGGCGTAATCGTTTCGGAAGTCATAATACATCTTGTCAGCCTGTGCCCTGACTTCCATTTCTTTTTTGATTTCGTTTTGGTGATCCTGGAAATTTTTCAATTCTTCAGATAACGCCTGTTTTTGGAGGTCGATATCCCGCTTATGCCGCATCTCGTTAAGCCGTGCAATAGCCTCCTCATCTTGTTCTCTGAGCTTCTTTTGCTCCTCAGATTGCTTGGTTTTTGCAAGCAAGTCTTTATCCTGAAAATCAGCAATATTTTTACTTGCGGCCAGGCTCTCATTTTTCCACGTAACAACAGATTTTGTTAGAGCTTCTTCTTGTTTTAATGCCTCGACCGCCTTTGTTTCAATTTCTAACATTCCGCTGTCTGCGGCTATTTTTTTTGCAATGAACCCGGTCAACAAGCCTGTCGGGGAAAATGTTTCAAGGAAAGACTTACCAGCCTCAACACCAGTTTTCACCGTCGCCTGAATCGGCGTTTCCCTGAATTCTTTTAGCCGCTTCGCAATTTTTGAAAAAAGCTCCTCAACCCTTTTTTCTATTACCGGAATTGATTCTTGAAATGCTTTTTCCATGTCGGCAGCAGCGTCCCTAACGACTTTTGAGAATTCCTTAAAAGCTGGTGAAGTCCACAATCTATCAAGCGCATCACGAACAGATTTCAACGAATCCTTGAAGCCCTGCCAGGCATCCCCGGAAGAAATCTCACGGAGCGCACTTTCAAAGCCATCTTGAATTGAGAACCACACGCCTTCAACGGAATTATGAACCTGGTCCATGGTCCCGGTATATTGTTTCCCGAGCTGATCTATTAATGCCGCTGAAACCTTGGCCCCATCTAGCCCAAGCTGATCAATGTTTTCAAGCTGTTCGGCAGAAATTCCGAGAGCGTCATTGAAAAGCTTCGCCACGTCTACGCCCTGTGACATAAGCTGCGAAATGTTTTTGAATGTAACCCCACCCTTTGCGGCCATAGTCCCCAACGCTCTGGCAATCCCGTCAAAATTTCCACCTGTCGCAGCTGCGGCATCTCCAAGCGAGGTCATCACTTTATCAATGCCGCCAAGCCTATCAATGGAATATGCTTTAATTGTTTTTAAGCGCCCGGCAACCTGATCTAATGGGAGTGACGTTGCATTTGCGAAATCATTAGCCCATTGGAGCGCGGCATCTCCCCCGGATTTGCCGAAAGTGGCTTGCATTTGCAATCCCACCTTTTCAAATTCAGAAGCTGCACCGATGGCTGTTCCAGCAAGGCTAACCAGAGCTGCACCAGCGGAAGAAATTATATCTTTCGCAGTTTGCCATACGTCGATAGTGAGGCTAAAGTCAGGGAATTTAAAATTCAGAAACGAGTCAGAAACCTTTTCATTGCTCTCTAAAACATCGTCCTGAGCGGCAACAAGGTCGGCTGATCTATCTGCTGCCTCTTGGATTGCTTCTGCGTATGAAAACGCAGCATCAGCCGCGCTTGATTCAGCGTTGTTCACAGCATCAAAAGCACTGACCGCTTTGTCTGCGCCCTCAACTTCAAAGGAGATCCCGTATTTTTCTTCAGCCATCTTTACAGGAATCCTCCTTTTTTATCTGATGGTAAGCTACCCAGCCGTAAAACTCCGTCAGAGTCATGGCCCTAACTGTTTTGAGGGTCCAGTCGTGGGCATCAGCAAGGTTAAACACCTGGAAGAGAAACGAATCCTCTTCCAGGCGGTCTTGCATTACTTTGGGCTTTCTTCGGAGTCTCCAATGATCAAAGAAAGGAGGCGGTCCATTTCCTTCCCGTTTTTTTGCTTCAGGCGGTCAACGTCAATCTCGGGGATTTTCGGCTCGATGACACACAAGGAGACGAGCTTGCAGCCGTATGCGGCATTGTCGAACTTCTCCCCAACCTTCGCGGCCTGTCGCGCCTTCTCCCGGTCGCCAACGGTGGCAGACCGATACTTGATTCTGCCTGGGATAATCTTGCCTTCGGCGTCCTTCCCGCGATTCCAGACGAGGCTTTCGAAAACCTTTTCATTGAGATCGGAAGACCCAAGGAATTCTTCGATTGAAAGAAATTCAGACATTAGAAGCCCACCGCCTTCAGGTTGCCGTCACCCTGGAAGTTGACCGTGTTCTTGACCCATTCAAGCGGCCCGACATGATCGAATCCGGAATAGATCACACAGCCGATATAGTATTTCCCTGAATCGGTTTCGTAATTCGGGAAATATTTGATAACCCCGGTGCGGCGGTCACACGCAGCAGAGAAAAGAACGCTGTCTCCGACATAGAACCGGCCAAGGCTCCCGGACCAGGCGAGAGAGCCTGATAAATCGGTCTGGGGAGAGATGTCGTTGAATGCTTCTGCCGAGGTTGTGGCTGAAGTCGTGTTGAGCGTTACGTTATCGGTGTGGGCGACCTCAGCAATGACAGGCGCGAGGTCATAAAACGAGGCGTAAACCTTTCTACCAACAGGCCCGGTATGGAATGCCCCAAGAGCGGCCCCTGTGAGAATACCACCCTCGACCGGGAACAGTTCATACCCTGGGATATCGCTTCTCTCCTGAAGCAGAACGCCGGTCGAGTCGGAGTAGAAAATATCACCGGCCACAATAGGCGCGGCGGCATCGGACGAAAGCTTGACGGCCCCGATGATGATTTCGTCAACGGCAACCAGTGGAGGCCCGCCGCCAGCAGCAAACGTATCGGAATAAGCACCGCCATCGGTTCCGGTGGTCGCCGATACCGCGTTCGTGCCAGTGTTGACCGTGATCAGATTCCAGTTGAATTTTCCTGCGGCGGGCCGGACAACCGTAACCGAAGTGTCCGCTGATACGCTCTGAATCGTGCTCGCGTCCTTGTAATAGGAAAACGCCGGGGTCTGCACGACGTTGTTCCCAGAGGCTGGGGTAATCAAATCCATGGCCCCCACGATTCCCTGAATGCGAACCGTCAGGGCCTTGGCGCGGTTGAAGATGGCCCCGGAATAGCCGTAAAACCGGCTTGTATAGGTGACGCCCTGAATTTCTTTCGAGGCTGAAAGGGTCAGCGCGGCATTGGAAACTGACGCACCATGCCCGAGTGCCATGTAAATCTTTGCAAAACGTCCAGTAGTTCGACCAGCCATTATCAGCCTCCTAAGCCGTTATTTTGAGTTCGGAAAATTCGTATCCAAAGGTGATAGAAAAAATGTAAAAGGCACCCAACTGACCAAGATATTGCTGTGCCTGGCAGTTAAGGAACCGGCCTGGGTTGTCTTCCGGCAAAACCTCAAGCCCATGAAGCAGGCCGCGAATAGCCGAGAGCCATTCATACAGTCCGGCGTGGTTTCGAACCTGCTTACCCACAACGGCAATCTCGAAAATCATTGCATGGGATTGATTGCTATCGCGGGTCGAGTGTTCGAAATCCTCGAAGGCCCCACCGCGATACCTGACGAGAGCGCCGTTGTTGTTTATGGGCCGCTTCGAGTCGGAAAGATATTCGATTGCTTCCCCAGGGAAAGCCTCAACGACAAGCGCGTCATTGGGGAAGCCTTCTCGAAGAGCCTTTACAATCGAATCCTCGATAGCGCCGATGTAGTCAGGAAGCATTCATGCGCCTCCTAGACCTGATTCATGTAATCGCTGAGATTCGAAAGTGTCATGGTTGCCGAAATTGAATCCTCAGAATAGGCGACAGCCGGGAGAGGCGTTGCGGCGTCTCCCGTGCTGGTTGGACCAAGCGAAATGAGGCCTCGAGAAACATCCCTGAGAAAAATGATTGCGTCGTCATGGTCTTTGATGATTTTGTCCGATGCGTTATTTTTCCAGAGAAGCTTTCGGGTGATTGCACAGGCATGGCCCACAACGGATGGAGGGACCGGCGACAAAGGCAGAGTATATTTGTTCTGAATGTATCCATCAACAAGGCTGTTTGCCTCACCCATGGACGCATCCAAAACAGAATCATTGATTACTCCGGTAGTAGAGTCTTCCAAGGCCGTAGCTTGTCGAAGCTCGACCTCTCCATACCTGAGAATCATTTCCGCTTTTGTCGCGTAAGTCCCGACAGCCATTATTTAGCCTCTTCCTTTTCCTTGGGCGGCTTGGGTAAGGGCTGAATAGCCCCCACCGCAAGCAGGCCAAAGGCTTCAGACTCGGGGAATTCAACGATATCACCAGGGCGATGCTTGCCCATATTGATGTCGACCAGAACCTTGAAACGCTCAACCTTCCCCGAAGGCTTCGGGGTCGGCTGAGTGTTCTTTTCTTTTGGATGAGCCATACAGCCCCCTTTACGCGGTCGCGTTGGTGAACAGATAGCCGAGAGTGTTTGCAATGGCAAGCTCAACAACGGACTCGCCAACCTTGACAACCTGGGAACCGCGCAGACCGATATTGTCGTCAAACTTGGTCATGGCGATTCTGTTCCCGAATTGGCCAGTGAAGCCGAATGTCATGCGGCCACGAGGCCCACCGCCTTGACCGATATGGAGCAGCGCGGCGTGTTTTCCCCACACGCGGGCGAGGGAAACGGTCTGGCCTTTTTCGGCACTGTTATACCAACTTCGGCCCACAACCACATTGACTTCGAAGAGCGCGGAAAGGTCAGCCGCGGTAACAAGGCCGTCCTGGGCATACAACTTTCGAACCGCGTTGACGATCATGGCATGACGTCGAAGAGCGGTGAAGGTGGCGGCCCCGAGGACCAAGGTATTGAAGGGCATGATGGCCAGGTTCTTTGCGTCCTCGATGGCGGCGATGGGATTGCTCGCGGCATCGCTCCACTGATTCACGCCTGAAAGGGTGGTCTTGTAACCAGTGGCGTAATTGCCGGCGCCAAACACGACAGCAGCGGCCCGGATTTCGCGGCCAAGGGCAAGCAGGTCGGTGATTCCTTCGGTGGCGATCCCGAGAGGGTCATAGCCCTGCGGGGCGTTCTCCACGTCCTTCTGCGGCACAGCGTCCTCAAGACCGTAGTCAAGCGCGGTTGCTTCGGTTTCGCTTTCCGAAAACTCGACACGAGCCGGGCTGCCGGTTCTGCCAACCAGGAGGCGCGGAACGGTCATGTTCTCGCCCAACGTAAAGGTCCGATAATTGAAAATCTGAGTCGGGACCGGAACGCGAGGAAGAACCATGTCGGCGATCATGTCCTGATTTTTGTATGCAACGGACACGCCGGAGTAAAGGGGATTGATGGTGAAAGGTGCTACGGTAGCCATGTTTCAAAGCCTCCTTAGAAGGTTGTGAGCCGGGTTACGATGACTTCGATAATGTCACCGCTTGCCCCATTTTCCAAGGCTACGGCGCCCTGGTTATTCATACCGGTTGCAACAATGCCGGTCCCGTCTGTCTCGGACATGAGCGGATCACCGGCATTTACGGACCCGCCAAGCTTCAGCCAGGTTTGTTCCCCAGGCAAGCAAACGTCGATGGCCTCACCACTTGCCGCTCCGAGATTGGAGATCCCGAGAAGCTTTGCGGTATTGGCATCGGAAAGGGAAACGACGCCATCGGTCGTGGTTCCTTTCACGAAATAGTATTTCGGGATGGTCGCCCCCGTGACCGTGAAAGTTCTGATCATGTGGCCCTCCCTTAGAATGTGGTGGCGCGGATCACGAGAACCTCAATGATGTCGCCCGTAACGCCATTTTCGAGAGCAAGAGCGCCCTGACATTTCGTGGTGGTGGCAACGCGGCCCGTGCCATCTGTGTGAGGCATGAGCGTGTCGCCAGCGGCAACCGTGCCGCTAAGTTTGAGCCAGGTCATTTCGCCAGGCAAACAAACGTCAACGGAATCGCCAGAGGCGGCAGCCAGATTATTAATTCCAAGGATTTTGGAATCGTTGGCGCTGGCAACGGCAACCTCACCATCGGTCGTGGTGCCCTTGCAGAAATAATACTGAGTGATTGCCCCGGAAGCGGTGAAGGTGCGAATCATTTCTTGGCCCCCATTTCTTTCAGCATGGAACCGGCTTGAGCGGCGGTGATCTTGTTTCCTTTTTCGGATTCGGAAAACATGATTTCGTTGATTTTCTTGGCAACCTGTTCCGGCGTCATCTCATCGGGATTGGTCGGGATTTCGTCTTTCGGAGTTTCCCCGAAATGAACCACGGTGGGAAGTTCGGTCAGGAACCTTTTGAAGAAGGAAACGGAATCGGTTTTGACTTCGCCGAAGGAAACCGCTTCGGGCTTCAGTGATTCCATGAAGGAGACAAGCCCTTCTTTGTGAACCGGCAGAACCTTCCCGGCCTTGATCTGATCTTCAATGAAGTTCGTCGTCTTGGCCCGATCGAGGGCTTTCTTCTCTTCGTTGAGAGCCTTTTCCTTCTCGGCAAAAGAGGTTTCTTTTTCCTTCAAGGTCTTTTCGCGTTCGGCGAATTCCAGCTTTTCCTTTTCGGTCATTGCTTCAGCCTCCTGAATTGATTTTTTTTCGGCCATGTCGGAGGCTTCAGCTTCCGGCTTTGGCATCATTGACATGTGTTTGTCCATTTCACACGACGCGGCGATGGCGTCTAACTTTTCAGCGGGAAGCGCCTTGTTTGCCTCGTCCATGTTCCACTTCGAGAGAATCCATTCCCGGAGATTCCGAAGCGCGGAGGCGATCATGCCTTCCGTATAATCGGAGAATTCGAGGGTCACGATTCCTTTTTCATCTTCGGAAAACGTGACAGGCTTCAGGCCCTTGACGGCTGGTGCCATCGCTCCAAGGAATCCAACATGCCGAAGGTAGAAACCTTTCTTCCCGGAAGCATTCAGCGGGTTATTGGGGGAATCCGGCATGTAGAACGACGCCGAAACCTTTTTGAATCGACCGGCGTTTACCATCTCGGCGAATTGCGGCTCGACCTGCTCAGGGACGGCAACGAGCTTTTCAGAAAAATTGAGCTTCGTAACCCATCCCTTTGCTTCATCGTTCAGCTTCGGGTGCCCGACGACGATAGGAGCCTGGAATAGCTCAGGTGAATAGTCATCGGCGATCTGCTTGCAAACCGCATCGGAGAAATCAATCGTATTCCCGCCCATGTCGGTATGGGTTCCGGGTCGAAAAATTTCCATGCTTTTGAAATCGGGCATGGTGGTTATCCTTTGTGTTGAATCCGGCAGGTAACGGAGGTTGTTTGACCACGAAGGTAGATCGTCGGGGTCGTGGTGGCAACGCGAAAGGTTTTTGAGGTGTTGGTTGCAATAAATTCCTCGTTGGTTGAAGCCAGACCAGCCCCACCGACATTCACGGCATCACCAACGGCAAAGATTTCAATCTCGCG